AGTTGATTGGGATGATTGACCCTAGCAACCCTGACACCTATCCTCAAGCCATTGAAGCCGCATTACGGGGTGGAGATCAAGAAGCTGCTTTCCTGTTGCGTAATGAGATGATGAAGGTGAGAGAACAATCGCAACAACAAGAGATTCGTGGCTTTGAGCGTGAGAAGTTTTTGCTTGATCGTGGTGTTGGAATTCGTGATCGTGGATTACAAGCAGAAGCACTTGAAAAAGCAAAATTACTTATTACTCAAAATGGAACTGTAGATCAAACTGTTTATGCTGACTTAATAAATAACTATGGGCAAATTGGGGCAACTATCGTTGACCAAAGACTTAAAGGTGTGCAAAGTGTCAAATCAATGCAAGCCCAACAATTGGCTCAAGGATTGTTTAATGCAAATGGAACTCCTAACCTACAAATTGTTGCTGAATTGCGTAAAACACCTGAAGGTAGAAAAATTCTAGAGGATAACGCTCCAAAAACAATGTCAGTCAAAGGTGATGAAACAATAATGACTGTTCCTGTTTTGGGTCAAGAATCCACAGTAATTAAGCAAGGTCAAAAAGTTGAGCCATTTACAGGAACTATGGCTAATGCTGCCAACTTTCTTTATCAAACAACTGACCCGAAGAAAATATTTGCTACTCATGGTCAGGATGGTCTTAATAAGGTAAGCGCAAAAGCAGAAGAACTTTCAACACGAGAAAGACCAGTAACAAACATATCTGTTCAGAATCAGATGCAAACAGGTTTTGGAGAAAACTTAAAAGATGCTATTACGTCAAACATTAAGTCGGGAACATTAGCAAGACCAATTTTGAATGCTGTTGATAGTATGCAAATATTGTTAGATGAAGGTGTAAGAACTGGATTCGGTCAAGAAACAATGCTGCAATTTGGCAAGGTCGGTCAGGTCTTTAATCCCGACTTCAATGTTAAGGGATTAGCTGGTCAAGAAGCATTGCAGTCTATTTCAACAAACCTAGTCTTGCCTCAAGTTAAGCAGCTTGGCGTTAATCCAACTGATACTGATTTGAAGTTTATCAACACTGGTTCACCTAGCCTGTCAAAAACAGTTGCTGGTAATAAGTTGATGTTGTCTGCCTTGAGGTTAAAAGGTGAGCGTGACCAAGACTTGGCAAGATTTTCAAACGATTGGTTGTCTCAAAACAGTAAATTGACAATAACAAATCCAACTCAAGCGTATGTGAAATTTAACTCTGACTTTGCTACATACACACAAAACAGCCCACTATATGCACCATCAGCAAACAAATTAAGAGAACAATTTAACGCACTTGGCTCAACATCACAAAAAGGTGAAAGTAAGCCTAATGCTAGGAATGCTACAGATTCTGGCGGCTTGACTAAACCTAAGAACCCATAAAGGAATAAAAAATGTCATCTCTTAAAGACCAGATTTTAGACTTGCGTGATGAGTTAATGATTGCCAAAGATGAGGGCAACTTAACTCCTGATGGGCAAAAAATGTTAGACCAACTTGATACAAAAAGTTGGTCTACTCAAGGCTTTGGTCAATTTCTGCAAGGGTTATCATTTAATTTTTCTGAAAATGCAATTGGCTCAATCAAATCCTTTTTAAGCCCTGCACCAGCTAATGTCGCTAAACAGGTTGGCATGGCTTCACCAGATCAACCAGCACCATCACCATCAGATGTTGGAGTTGCGTTAGAGCGAATTGGTTTAGAACAATATAGTAAAGAGAACCCTGTTACATCAGTTGCGGCTAATATTGCTGGTGCAGCTACTCCAGCATTTCTTACCAAGAAACCAATAACCTCATTACCAGCACAAGTTGGGGTGACTACCGCCGCTGGTCTTACCGCTGGAATTGGTGAATCTGAAGCTGAATTGTTTAGCCCAGAATCTATGAAAACTGGTGCGACAGGGGCTGCTACAGCATTAGTTATGCTTCCAATTACCAAAGTTGTAGGCATGGGTGGTGGTGCTGTCTATCGTGGTGTTGTTAAGTCTATATTTGATAACCCACAAAAACTAGGCACTGATGAAGCTAGGTCGCTAATAAAACAAGCATTAGTGTCTGATGTTGGTGGAGTTGATGAAGCTATTAAATATGTCTTAGAGCGTAAGGGCAAGCCTTATGCTTTAGCTGATGTAGGGGCAAATACCAGAGCATATTTAGATGCGGCTAACACCATACCAAGCGTTGGAAAAACAACTGCTAAAAACTTCATAGAACAAAGAGACAAGGGAATATTACAAAGGCTGACAACAGACTTGCAAGTTGCTTTTGGCTCAAAAGCTGCATTCTTTGATGAGTTCAATGCTCTTAAACAAGCACGTTCACAACTTGGTGGCGCTCTTTACGACAGAGCATTAAAAAAAGATGTACCTGTAACACCTGATTTAGTCGCTTTAATGGATAGACCAAGTGTTAAAAATGCTTTTGTCAGAGCGCAAGAATTAGCCAAAGAACAATCAATTAAATTACCTGATGTAAAAGTGGTAAATGGAAAACTTGTTACGTCAGATGGAAATCCAGTTACAAATATAAACACAACTTTTTTGCATTATGTAAAAATGGCTTTGGATGATGGTATCAATGTTGGTAAAAATACATCTAGTGGAATTGGCTCAACTCAACTTAATGCATTTAAAGATACTAGATCAAAGTTTCTTGCTTTATTAGATTCTTCAAATACTACATATAAAAATGCAAGGCGTGTATGGAGTGGTGATTCAGCAGTATTGGATGCTATGGAAGAAGGCAGGATAGTCTTCAACAAAAGCCCTAAAGATGTTGACATATTGCTAAATGATATGAAGACAATGACCAAATCAGAACTTGAGGGCTTGCGTCTTGGAACTATGCAAAACCTTTTAGATCGTTTAGGTGGGGCGCAAACTGCTGACACTGTTGTTGGTGCAACTGGAAATCCAGCATTGAAGATAATCAACAACCCAAAGAATTTAAGAATCATCAGAGAGACTTTCCCCAAAGATGAGGCTGGAGACAAGGCTTTTGGTCAATTCATCAAGAACTTAAAAACTGAAGTTGAGATGAAAAGCACTTCAAAGCAAGTATTGCAAGGGTCGCAAACTGCTGAACGAACTCAAGCAATTCAAGATGTTCGTGCTGGCGGTCAAGCTATGCGAGAAATGCCTGTAATGAGTATTCAAGGCATTCTCACTAGGGCATTGCAAAGAGATTATGCAAACTTAGGTGATGCTCAAACTAGGGCTGTTGCCTCTGAAATGGTTAGAATTTTGACAACAACAAACCCTGCAAAACTGCAAAAAATTGGCAAAGAGTTATCTGGTCGCAGTCTTTACGATGTAATTAGTAAAGATGTTCCAGAACTTTTACCAGCTTTAGGCAGGACTATTTTGAGTCCCTCATCTGTTGGCGTTATGTCTGGTACAGCAGCACCAAATATCCAAAATGCAGCAGGCTTGTTTTCAACCCAATAGGAGACTGAAATTGATCCAATCAGTATTTGTCTTCTTGCGGCTGGTCTGGTTAAAAACATACAGTCATCTGTCGAATTGTATCAATCTGTGCGTGAGCAGTTTGTCTCAATTAAGAAAACCGCTGACGATGTTGTTGCCATTGGCAATGAACTTAAAGGCTTTTGGGGTACGTTGCGGAAGCTATTTGGTGGTAGTCCCAAGCCTCAAGCTACAAAGTCTGTGGCAACGGCTAAAAAGTCTGAGTATGTCAATGTTGATGAAACTGAAGTCAAAGCAAAAATCGTAAAAGATTTAAGTTCGTTTTTTAAACTGCAACAACAATTACAAGAGCATATAGAACAGGAAGAACTTAAAGCCAGAACAGTTGTATTTGCTGATGACGTAAACCTGATGGAAGAATCTCTTAACAGAGTTCTTGCGGCTCAAGAAATGGAGCGCATGGTCGTTCAAATTCGTGAAGTGATGGTATACGGCTCTAAAGATATGGGCGCTTTGTACTCCGAGGTATTCGCTATGAGAGACATCATTGCTGGAGAACAAGAAAAGGCTAGAAAGAAAAGAGATGCAGAAACATGGCAACGAAAGCAAGAGGAGCGTCTTCTAGCAGAAAGGCAAGTGTATCTTCTGGTGACTATCCTTTGCCTCCTGTATATATGGATGCTGATAGGGTTCATAAGCAGGATTGGGGCAGCGTAGTGGGGTGGATCGCCTGTTGTGTGCTCGTAATATTGCTGCTACCAATTATGGGCATAATTCTGCTAGACACTCTAGAGGCAAAGCATGAGGTAAGGCAAGCGGTAGAAAAGGTCGAGAAACTTAGAAGGCAGATTGAGCAGAAAGAAAGAGAGAAAGAGAAATGAATATTTACTGTATTTGGGGCTTATCTATCCTTTTGGTGCTGTTAGCTGGCTGTGATGACCGCTACCGCTATCCTTGCCAAGACCCATTAAATTGGTCTAATGCTGAATGCAAACCCCCAATTTGTACCGCTTCTGGCACTTGCCCAGAGATGTTAGTTAAACCCGAACAGGAGAAGAAGTGATGGCAACCATTGGATATAAACCTAATAATAGACTGAGTGCTGATGAGATTGAGGTCAGAGTATGGGCATTCGTTATCGTAGTATTGGTGAGCATTCTGTTAGCTTCTATGGGTATGTTCTTGTACTCTGTTTCTTTTGTACAACAGCCCATGAACGGCAGTATGGCGGCTATTGATAAGGTGTACACACAGCAGATTAGCACCATAATGGTTTTCATCACTGGTGTACTTGGTGGTGTAGCTGGTAGGTCTGGTGTTAAGGCAATAGCTACAGCATCAGCCAAGGCAGAAGCTACTGATACTGATGAACCCCCAAAGCCATGAGTTTATTTAATCCTTGGGTGCTGTTGGGCATCTTGATGGCAGTAGTTGGTGCTTTTGGTAGCGGTTATTACAAGGGTGGCGAGGATGAGAATGCTCGTCAACAACTTGAGATTGCTGCCCTTAATGCTGAAGCTAGGGTAAAGGAACAAGCCCTTATAACTGTTGTTCAGACCCAATCCACTAAACTTCAAAAGGCAAATCAAGATGCAAAACTTGCTCAACAAAAGCGTAATGCTGACATTGACTCTGGTGCTTTGCGGTTGCGGCTCCCTGTCAAAGCCCCCGTCTGCCCCGTACATACCGCCACAGATACCCCCGCTGAGTCCAGAGATAGCGTTCAAACAAGTGCCGAACTTGACGGAGAGGTTGCTAAATCTCTTGTCGCCATCACAGACCAAGGAGATGCCAACACCCGTCAATTGAATGCTTGCATAGATGCCTATAACGCTGTTTACCAAACCCTGAAAGGAACAAAATGACTCAATTAAGTGCCAATTTTTCACTACATGAAATGTGTAAGTCTGAAACTGCTTTGCGTATGGGGTTTGACAACACCCCTGATGATGAGGCAACAGAGAATCTGAGATTGCTTTGCGAGAATGTTTTACAGCCTGTTCGTGACCACTATGGCAAGGGTGTAAAGGTTAATTCTGCCTATCGTAGCCCTGAGTCAAATGCTGCTGTTGGTGGCTCTAAAACCAGCGATCACTGCAAAGGTATGGCGGCAGACATTGAAATTCCTAGTATTGCCAATGCTGATCTCGCCCAATGGATTATGGATAATTTGGACTACACCCAATTGATCTTAGAGTTCTACACACAGGGCATTCCTGACTCTGGTTGGGTTCATGTCAGCTATGACCCTAACAACCTCAAGAAGCAGGAATTGACTGCTGTTAAGGTGGCAGGGAAGACTCAGTATCTGAATGGACTACAGGCTTGATTTGAGTCTTACAGAAGTGTTTGGGGACAAGGTGTTCAAAGAAGATCACCTCCCCGCACTTTTCACATAGCCATGCTTCACCTTGGTCTATCGTGGTTACTTTGTTCCCACGTTGACCATTACGTTTGCCATAAAAGGTTCGTATCTTGCGAATCATTTGCCAAGTTTAGCCTTTGAATAGATATAAAAATCTTTCTTTTCAGTCAAGGCAATACGCTCTCGTGCGTTCCTACCAAAGGCTTGACCAGCAGCAAACTGCCTTAGTTCTTTATCTTTTGTCCAAATACTAGGTTCTCCTTTCCAATCAAAGACATTTTTCTCTTTCTTCATGTGTAGTCACCCTCTTTAGTGTGTTTTGACAGTCGATTCTCTAGTCGAGAAATGCGTTCCTCGTTGTACTGTATGGCAGCATAAGCATACTCAGCGGCAGTCTCAGCTTCTAGTTTGCGTAGGTGGGCTTCCTGTAGTTCTTTGGCAATGACTTCATGGATGGTTCTTGCCCTCAAGATGTCTTTGACATACTTGATTGTTGATTCTCTGAAAGTCACTTTTTCATCCCTTCAATGTAAATTGCCAAACCATCTATGGTGTCTTTACCAAAGCTAGTTAGTTTTCTAACCTCTCTAGAAACTTCGTCAATGACGTTATTGCGGAGTTCATCGTAGAACTCTTGTGCTGACTTGGGCTTTAGAAAGTTTGCTTTGACAGACTCTTGGCGTTGCTTGGCTTGTCGTTCAATGTCGTTGAATGCTTCATCTTCTTCAGTCATTGTCGGCCTCGTTTTGTAGTAAATAAAGTGTCCAAATAAGGATGACCCCAAATGCAATCACGACAAATGCACCAAAAGCCATCAACATAAAAGTTACAAGTACATCCCACATTAGACCGCCCGCCATTCACGCTCATTGCGCCCTGCTGAAGACTTTACTGTTCTGCCTGTCAACTCAATCAGGTTCATCTTCTGCAACTCGTTTAAACGTCTTGCAACTTGATTTCCCTCTAGCCCGCTATGTCTGGCTATCCCATCTTTTCCAAGCGAGCCATGAGCCTTTAAACAGTCCACAATGGTACTGAAATGCTTGGCAGCTAAGTCCTTGGCGGCATCAGCGGCTTCATAGCTAGTTACTGGGTCGATACATCTAACCCTGTTAAATATTGGTAAATCAAAAAACTTCTTCACTTCACCACCAAAATGTTTTTCATCTAACAAACTCATATCAAATCCTATTAGGTTAGTGGATACTCACTTACGCTTTCCCCGTTGTGTTACATCAAAAAGGGATGTCTTCATCCATGTCTTCAATGGAAGACTTCTTCTTTGGTGAGGAAGTGTTAGCTTCTTCTTTAGGGCTTACTGCAAGACCCATGAACTTGCCTGATTTGCCCTCTTTAATCCATGCTGAGAGCCAATAGGACTGACCATCAACTGTAATGTTGCCCTTATAGTCAGGTTGGTTGCCTGTTTCCTTCTTGTCGTTCTTAAACAACACACCTGAGTTATCACGCTGTTCCATGTTTAAACCTTTATTTCATTGAGTTTTTTAACTTTGTCATCCACTTCTAAGAGAAACTGGATAACCTCTTTTTCGAGTTCTGCAATATACATATCATTGCGCTCGATTCTTTTGACAAACAGTTGTAGGTGTTCGGGCATTCGTGGGTCGAAACTCACAAAGTCGCACCAACTTCTGTTCGCACACGCCATCTGCCATTGCATTTGGTCGTAATACTTCTTTGCTGGCTCATCACCAAGTAGTGTGTCAATGTGGGTTGCTGTATTGGGAC